AGTACACTCAGAAGGGCCAATTGAATTCCTGTTATCACAGGCTGTTTTGCTCATTACTAAGGTGAAATTACATAGTATCCCGCTTAAATCTTGAGCAAAAAACCTGTCTGCGTGACCTTTATCGGTGTTGAATTTACCCCAATTCGCAATATTTGTAGTCTTATATTCGTTAACCCTATCGTACAACCCCCTTTGGTTTTCGATATTAAAGAACATCAACTCAACCATTTGTCTTATCGGGTCGATTGCCCCTGTTTTGTGTTGTGTTGAAGTCCAATCCGCATAACGAGCTTCATCCATAAAAAACAACCTCGGTTCTGACTCCCTTCCCCACTTATTCAAGGGGTCTGTTATTTCAGTTTCCTCTAATCGCTCATAAAGCCAAACAAAAGGCGTTTTTAACTTAGGGTCTTTGTGCTTACTTTGTTCGCTCGCTGCCATTATGGTTGTCCCATGATAGAAATTAGGAGCGGGCAATTTAAAGTCTTGAACCGTTGGGATTCCAGACGAATTAATATCTTGTATGGTGATAGATTCGTTCATCACAAACGAAATAATCTTATAAACGCTTGAATCTATTACTATTTGCTTTTTTGGTCTTAGCCAATAGGTCTTGAAAATTGATAGCGTATAGGTTCCGTCTAGGTTGTCTGTTGCGTCTTCTATAACAACGGTTGGCGTTAATTCAGATACAAGCGTCCTAATTACGTCTACAGTGTCTCTTGTTGTGCCGAATTCTGCCATTTATACAACTAAAGATATTACTTGCTTGATTATTCCTTTGCAGTTGTATTCTGGATAAGTTGAAGATTCAAGGTTGATGTAGTGTGCGATGTCGTTGAATGTATTAACTGCTCTATTGTAATTTCGACCTATGCCAGCCATTGAATTAGTCCTGTTTGTACTATTCTCGAATTGATTAGTTACTATTCCTACAGGGGTGTTTTCTTGCCCTTGGTCTTTTATATCCTCAAACCAGATAAACATTTGAAGCATTTTAATCATTCCTTCCGATCTTAGCCGACACGTATCATCTAAGTAAAAAGGGTTATATATATCTATAAACCTTTGCTCTTGTGGTTCTTGGGGAAATACGTTTGTATCTAAGTCAGCTATAAAAGCATCATACATCTCCCTTCCCATTAAGTCTTGCAACACCTCAACCTCAAGCCTGTCGATAATAGCTTGAAGTTCAGTGGTGTCGCTTTGTGTACTCAACAGAAACTCTCCATTATGAAAGTCTGATACTTGGATGAATCTTGCCATTACTACTCTTTAGATTTCTTCTTTGGCTTAGATTCTTTCTTTGGCTCTGGGTTTAAAACCTCATCCCTTTTAGACTTCGCCTCTTTTTTATCTTCAATAACCTGCTTTACTTCTTCGCTTACCTCTCCATTATCCTTCTTGCCTATTTGTTTAGGTTTCGATGTTCCTCTAGCTGGGCCGTTTACTCTTGCTCTTGCGTCTCTTCCTCTCTTTTTTATTGCGTCTAAATTCATTTTATTTTCTTTATAATTTATATAAAATTAACAAAAAAAACCCACCCCGATTTGGAGTGGGTTATTAGTGTAATGACTAATCCTTATTAGGCAGTTATTGCAGTTATTGCAGCAGCTACGTCGTCAGCGTGCATAAATGCGTTAGCGTTATTAGACTCAACTAAGAAGTTTAATCTAACATACCCTTGCAAAGAAGCAATTTGTTTCTCCCAGTTGTCTTTGTTTTCAAAAGCAACCTCTAAAACAAGCTCTTGTCTGTCTACTACGTCTCCTTTAGTAGAATCGAATACATAAAGCTCGTTTTGTGGAACTAATGTACTCCAAACAACTCTCATGCCTCCTACAAATGGAACGCCGTTAACCATTGTTACTCGTCCATCTAGGTAGTTGTTATTCAAGTCTTTTCTTGATTGAACATAGATAAACCAGTCACATTTGTTAACTAAAACAGTGTCAGGCATGTAAGCGTTTTGCTCACCTAGCTCGATAATTTGTGTTTCCATTCCCAGAATAAGGTCTACGTAAGTTGCAGCCTGAACACTTCCAGAAATATCACAAGCAGGGTTAGCAGCACTAAACGTAGAAGAAACAGAATCAATAGAGTTTGTGTTCTCTCCTGTTCCGTCACCTAGTAACAATTGGTAATCTACTCTCAAAGAGATAGACTCGTTAATCAATTTGTTAATCCTAGCTTCCATAAATGGGTAGTCAGAAATAAACATTCTGCAGAAGTCTATCATATCTTTTATAACTTTCGTTTCAATAGTAGATACAACTAGGGTTTCTTTAGTGTTAGAAGTTACAGCAGCACATTTAGCAACGTTTTGAGCGTCTCTAATTACAGTATCTTGCTCAGTGTACTTCAAAAACTCTGTAGATACTGGTATAGTGCCAAAAAGGCTTCTGATGTTAGGTCGTCTTACTGGCTTGTCAGTAATACCCGCTTTCATTTGTGCGAAGTCTTCACCCGAAGTAATATCACCGTAAGTCTGCTCTGCTTTAACAGCTATCTCAATGTTTTTCTTTGAGTCGTGAGCCTCTTTAATAGCGTCAACTTTAGAATCCCATGCAGATTTCATAGCAGTCTTGAAAGAGTCGTCAGAGATTACTCCAGCTTCTTTCATCCTAGTAAGCTCAGCGCCTTGCTCTTTAACAGCAGTTAAAAGAGTTTTAACAGTCTCTAAATCGATTCCGTTTAATTGATCTTTAAGAGCTTTTAATTCTTCTCTATTTTCGTCGTTTTCTTCACCTAAAGCAGTGATTTTTTTAGCTATTTCCTCTTCTTTTTTAAGGTTATCAGCGTTTAGATCAGTACTATAAGCCTCTAATTGAGCCTCATCTAATCCTTTGATTTGGTCGCCAGTAAGTTTCTTGAACTCGCCGTCAACGATCCATTCTTTTTTCATAGTAAAATGAATTAATTATTAAGTAAAAATGATTTTAATTGATCTGATGGAATAGACTTTGCTGGTTCCGTTTCTTGAGTGCCTGACGGCGATTCTAAGCTCTTAATGTTGTTATCTAGCGTTGGTGTTGCTTCGTTAGAACCAAACAACACTGCTGAATTCTCTATTAACCTAATCTCTTGCACCACCCAAAAGAAACCTTTTTTGTCGGCTTCTTCTTTGTTGATTATTTGGTCGTAATACTTATTCCAAAAGTCGAATTCTTTCTCGCTTTCTTCGTCGTTGATAGCCAATTCTAATTGCAAATACTGCAAACCGATAGAGTGTTGATTAACCCTACCCATTTTATATTGATTAAAAACCTTCTCGTTATAGTCTTTCATTATGTCGGTTTCAAATACAATGGCCTGAGTTGTGCCAACTCCCTTAATTCCTAAATCGCTATAACTTAGAATAGGCAATGTAATATCTACAACCTCCCCAACTTTGGCCTCTATAGTGTGAATATGGTCGTGCAAATGCGGTATAATAGACTTACGTTGACTTATTGATTTCTTAGCTGCATCGGGCAATAGCATATCCATATGAGAGTCTATAAAGTTAGCTGTATTAGCTACAACACGAACTCTTAGTCTATCCATATCACCAGTAACAGGGCTGTTAGCTTTTGTTGCCTCTCCTGTTTTATGTATCAATGAAGTGTTAAAGCTGACAGCGTCCGAGAATATCGGCATTGACTTTTTGGTAGCTGTAAGTTCTTTTTTATTGTCCTTTAAATAGCTGAATAGCTCTTTTTTAGTTGCGAATTCTGGAAGCGTTACTCTCATTTCTTAACGATTTTATTACCTTTAATAGCCTTTGTTTTTTCGGCCTTGGATGCTTTCAACGCCTCCTTATCTACCTTTATTTCTTTTTTATTTGACATACACAAAGTTAATAATTCTAAATAGTCGTTCCAGTTACTAGTATTTGAGCCTCATTCTCTGTAAGCCCAGCAGAAAATACAAGAGCTTGCACTTTTTGACCCTCTGTCATTGTGCTAGTCATTATCTTAACTATAACCTCGCTCATTGCCTTGGCTTTATTTGCTCTCCTTAATTCATCTTCTTGAAGTATATCAATACCAGAGTAATCAGCATCTATAAAATAGTGAGATTGACCATCAGGAAATTCTCTTTGATTGAACTTGTCAACCACTTCAAGTTCGTAAGAGTTTATAAAAGAATCTAAGTTAGATTTAACAGGCCCAGTCCATAATGATTTTTTAGCTTCTATTATATTGTTGTATGTTGAGCCTGTTGGGTCGCCAAAGAGTATTGAGTTTACATCATAGATGTTACAAAGATCGCGCATCATCAACAATTTACTTTCTATAATCTTCAACTGAGACGGGTCAAGACCTAGTTTAGTGTACTTGACCTTTGCCATCGATTGTATTATCTGACCAAAAAGGGTCGCCCCACTATGTTTCTTATCGAATAACTTTTGCTGTTCCTTTTGCTGGTCTGGCGTTAATACTATTTCAGATTCATTTGAAAGGATTCCTGCAGCCCCTTGATGCTCTAATATAGCAGCGTTTGCAGTTTGGTTGTTGTTTAATCCAGTTAATGTTAAATAGCCAGCAACTAACGGGGACAAACCAAATAAGGATTGCATACCGTATTCAGTAGGGTTGCAGTATTTTAAGTGTGTTATCTCTTCGGGGTCGATTTTGAATTCCTTATTGCCCAATTTATAAACATATCGTAGTGGCTTGATATGCTTGCCCTCTTGCATTGTTTTAATATCCATGTTTTGAGGGTGTAGTAAATATGTTTCACTAGGTACACCAAATCCAATTGGTACAACAGAATTAAAAAACACATTACCTCCTAATAAATACTGGATTAATCCTTGCTCTACATATTGAACTCTTGATTGTTCTGGGTTGGGTTTTTTTATTAAATCGAAAAGAGCGCCATCTTCTATCAATTCAACATCTTCGCCAGTTCTTTTCTTCAGAAGCCAAGGTATATTCTTTGCGTTTCCTACTATTTTATTTACAATAGAATAGACATCAGATGACTTTGCATAACCCTGCTCGAATGGGTAGTCATGGTTTGACTGGTCTATTGAATACTTTTTATTGAGTCCTAAAACGCTATGCGTTGTTGCATCAGAGAATCCTATCTTGAATGCGTTTTTTAGGTTATAAATCCATCCCATAAGGCAAAGTTAATTAATATATTTTTACCAAATACCAACATAATTCGAAAGCCGATCAAATGCGTATCTAATCCCGTCTATCAAGTGATTATAATTATCAATAGGAATACCCGCCGCTTTTTTATCGTTCCAGATGTAGTTATTCAGTTCGTTTTCTATGTTTTTACTCTCACCGCAAACAATTATTTGATAGTCTTGCATATTTTTTATGCCCGTTTTTACACTATCCTTACCTTTTTGACATGGCGCAACGTTTATATTCTCGTTTATTAAGTCATTTATTAGCCTCTTTTCTGCACAATCAGCAACGATTAAAGAGCCTTTTACTGTCTTAGACCTAAGTAAATCGACTATGGCTTGTGTTGATAATTCCTTTAAATACGCTAATTCTTCTACATAAATGAGCTTTTTATTGCTATCTACAGCCACTTTACTCAGCGCTGTAGGGTCTGGGCTGAATCCGAAGTCTAACCCATAACAAAAAGGTAAAGAATCATCAAATATGCCTCTTTCCCAGTTCTGGAATACAGTCCCTTGCAACCTTCCTACTTCTCCGAGGCCGTAGACCTTGTACCAATTGGCCCAATACTCGTTTGTTTTTCCCTTCTCTTTTGCTTTTAGTATTGCGTCTATTGCTGATTGTGGGCAAGCCTCATTGTCTAGGTATGTTAAAACTAAAAACTCTACATCTTCATCACCTTCAAGATGCTCATTAAACCAAAATCGGTGCGTAGGGTTCCAATCTAAAAAAACCTCTCTCTTTGTTCTTACTGCTAACTCCGAATAAGCCTCAAAGCTGATATTGTTAGCCTCGTTGATGTATAATATATCACGCCTCGCCCCTCTTAACTTACTATCATCATCAGCACTAAAGAACTCAATGTAAGAACCATTCACGAAAGTATATCGGCTTTCTGTTCCGTGCCATTGGGGGCGATTCCATCTCTCTGTAGCTTGTAATATCTTCTTGAAGTCTTTTATCACACCCCTTCTTAGGTGTGGTACGCTTTCGGCTACTACAGAAACCTCTAATCCAGATCCTTTTAAACATTTGTCGATTAATATTGGTAATACTCCGTAAGTTTTGCCCGCTGATGTCCCGCCTTGAATACCCTTGATAGGCTTCTTGAGCTTTAGGATTTTATTGATTGCGCTTGTACGAACAAACTTACTCATTTTGGGCATCTGGAAACAAAGGAGGTTCTTTGCTTACTGTTATCTCTTGCTGTTCTGGTGCATTTAGGCCCATCATTTTATTAATTATCTCAACGGCCTTCATTCTGTCCCTATGCGTTGCGATCTGTTCCCCGTCCTCGTTCCCCTCTATTATTTCTTTAAGCGTTTGGAGGTTCTTTAATGCGCTTATACCAGCCAATTTAGCTAAGTCCTTCTGTATGTGTTCGATATAGTCTTGAATATAAGGTTTTGCGAGGTTTTCAGACCCTATTACATCGGCTGTCTTTTCTGAATATCCAGCATCTTTTGCGGCTCTTGTGGCGTTCCAATCAACGACGTACTCTTCACAGAATCTTTTTTGTTTGTCGGTTAGTGTTTTTTCTTCACTCATACCCCAAAGATAGTAATAAAAACAACAAAGCCAGCGTTTAAACTGGCTCTATTGAATTGTTGAATAATAGCTCTACTTTACAATTTCAACTTCTTTTGCACATTAATTGTCCTCCTATTACAAACTTATCATATTTATTTGATTTTCTTATACCCTGCGGTGTTTTATTTTCCTTGCGTGCCATCTCTGATATAGTATAAACCTGTAACTTATTTGCTAATAGTAACAAAATTATTACCATATCACCTTGACTTATTTCGCTGTTTATTACTGCTAATTTAATGTCTTTAGCTTTCATATCAATAGTTTTAGAGTGGTTACAAATTTGTTATGTTCTTTAGCATCCTGTTAGTGGTAATTAGTTACCCTCATCTATGTATTCCTTAACAATCTTTTCAGCATTATTTTCAAAGTCGTATCCATCCCCAACCCATTTAAGAAAGGTAACTAACTGTTCGCTTCGCCCACTAACAGAAAATAAATCTAAAAGCTCTTTCTTGGCCTCTTTAAAT